GTAGGAGCCAGATGAGCACGTTCGCCTGGGTCGCGGTCGCGATCCTCACCATCGGGTCGGCAGCCCGGATCACCCGCCTGATCACCTTCGACGTCTACCCGCCATCGGTGTGGTTGCGGACGAAGTGGCAGAACCTCACCAACGACAACTCCTGGACGCCACTGCTGACGTGTCCGTACTGCTTCGCGCCCTACGCGGCAGCCGGTGTCCTACTCTGGGGCTACCTGTCCGACTTCCACGAGCCGTGGTGGTGGGCGAACGGGTGGCTGACAGCGGCGTACCTGGCAGCCATACTGGTCCGGTTCGACGGCGACGACGACTAGAGGGTAGGACATGGCAGGTCGGAAGAAGGCCCCGGTCGGAGTTCCCTCCACCGCGCTCGTCGCGTCAGCGGTCAGGTACGAGGGCAAGTTGGCCCGCGTCTACCAGCCCAACCAGGACTGGCAGAGAGAGGCGTACCGCCACGTCGGCATCTGCGGAGAAGCGCGGTTCGCCGCCGAGTTCTTCGGCCACGCCCTGGCCCGCTCCACCCTCTACGTGGGAGTGCGCGAGCCGAACGGGAAGGTCACTCAGACCGAGTCCGGTCCCGCCGTCGATGCGCTCAACGACCTGTTCACCGGCGCCACCGGGCAGGCGCAGATGCTGGAGGCCATGGGCTTCCACCTCACCGTCGCTGGTGAGTGCTACCTCGTCGGACGAACGGTGCGCGAGGAGGAGGAAGGCGTCGAGGTCGGTGGCGAGGTCTGGGAGGTCATCGCCGTCACCGAGATGAAGGTCGTCGGCAACCGGTGGTCCATCGTCCAGGACGGCACGTCGATGCACAAGATCGACCTGGCCGACGACGACGTGGTCATCCGGATCTGGCGCCCGAAGCCGGACAAGCGCATCGAGGCCGACTCCCCGTTCCGCTCACTGATCCCGGTGCTGAACGAGATCGAGGCCATCACCCGTCACATCTGGTCGCAGTTGATCTCACGGCTCGCCGGTGGGGGCATCCTCTTCGTCCCCCAAGGGATGACGTTCCCCGCACCACCGCCGGTCGAGGGGGAGACGGTCGCCCCCGAGGGGAACGAGGCCGAGAACTTCATCCGGGTGCTTGGGGAGAACATGATCACCCCGATCAAGAACCCCGGCTCCGCCGCCGGTCTGGTGCCCATCGTCGCCTCGGTCCCCGAGGGCACCTCCGACCAGGTCAACCACGTCACCTTCTGGTCTCCCCTGGACGAGAAGGCCATCGAGATGCGGCGCGACGCGATCCACCGCTTCGGGGTCGGCATGGACCTCCCGGTGGAGCAGATCGAGGGGATGAGTTCCAACCCCGGCACCGGTGGCGGGAACTCCAACGGCGTCTCCCACTGGGGTGCGTGGCAGATCGAGGAGTCCACGATCAAGATGCACGTCGAGCCGCTGCTCGGCCTCATCTGCAACGCCATCACCATCGGCTACCTGCGGACCCAGGACGGTCTGGAGGACACCGAGGAGATCATCTGGTACTCCACCATCGACCTGCGACTGCGGCCGGACCGGAGCAAGGAGGCCCTGGAACTCTACAACATGGGCCTGCTGTCCGAAGTGGCCCTGATGCGCGAGGTGGGCTTCAACGCCACCGACCTCCCCGACGACGACGAGCGCAGGTCCTGGCTGCTGCGCAAGATCGCCACCGGCTCCGCCACGCCCGAGCAGGTACAGGCGGCGCTGGCCATTCTTGGGGTGGTCCTCCCGGTGACCGACCCTGGGGACACGCCTCGGGAAACCCGTCCCGACCCCAGCCTGGAGGACCACCCCACCCGTCCCCGCACCCCTGGCGAGTCGGCACTGTTCGCCGCCTCCCAGGCGCTCGTGCTGCGCGCACTGGAGCGGGCGGGCAACCGGCTGCGGCAGAAGGGGAAGCCGCCGGGCTGCCCGGCGCACGAGACCCACTGCCTGATCAAGGGCAGCGAGCCGGACTACCTGCTGGAGGACGCCTGGTCCACCGCCTCTATCGTCCTGGGGGGGATCGGCGACCCCGACCTGATCGTGCCGGTGCTCGACGCCTACTGTCGCTCGCTGCTCGCCACCCAGGTCAAGCACACCCCCACCGCTCTGCGGGAGTGGTTCGCGGCAGGGGCCCTGGTGTGAACGTCTTGGGCCTGGAGGAGTTCTCGGCCAAGCGCCGGGCCCGCCAGAGCGCCATCGAGGAAGACCTGCGCCCGGTGGTGAAGGAGGCGCTCTCGGTCGAGCAGGACACCTCGGGATGGAACGAACTCCTCGCCCTGGTCTCCGCGCTCTACCAGGAGGTCTACTCCGAGGAGTCCGGGGAGACCGGGCGTCGGCCCGACACCCGCTGGATCAACCGGCTGCGCGAGACGCTGCGCAAGACCAAGCCCCCCAGGGACACCGCCACCGTCGACCGCATCTCGATCTTCCTCGCCACGGCCATCCTCTCCGAGGCCACTGCCCAGGCGGCGCTGGACGACCCCGAGGAACTGTTCCTGGAGTGGGTGAGCATGGAGGACGAGGCCGTGCGCCCCTCCCACCGCACCGTCCACGGTCAGCAGCGCCCCATCGGGGAGAAGTTCGACGTGGGCGGCTCGGAGATGACCAAGCCCGGCGACGTCAGCGCTCCCATCGAGGAGTGGATCAACTGTCGCTGCACCGTGCGACCCGTCCTGGCCAGCGAAGTGCTGGCTGCGGCGGGTGCGGTGGTGCAGACTAGTGCAGCGAGCGAAGGAGCGGACATGGACCCGAAGGACATGATCGAGCAGGTGGACGGCGAGGTTGACGCCCCGATGGGCGACGTCGCGCTCCAGTGGTACTCGGTCTTCGCCCCCGAGGGTGTGTGGTCGGGAGACCGGCGCCGGTTCGCCGAGGGCTCGCTGCGCACCCGTCCGCTGCCGCTGCCGCTGACCTGGCAGAAGCAGTCCGCCGACGGCCATGACGGCAACATCACCGTCGCCAAGACCGAGCAGATCATGCGCGTGGGCAACGAGATCCGTGCCACTGGTCCGTTCCTGATGACTCCCGAGGCGGACGAAGTTGCCGCCCTGATCGCCGAGTTCGGCCGCTTCGGGATCTCCGTGGACGCTGACGACTCCTCGTTCGAGTTCGACGAGGAGGAGGAGGGCGTCACCTTCGACTCCGGCCGGATCTGCTCGGCCTGTATCGTCCCGATCCCGGCGTTCCACCAGGCCTACATCATGGTCGGCACCCCGCCGGAGGACTTCTTCGAGGGCGGAACCGAACTCACCGTGGAGCGCGAGGAGGGTCTCGCTGCCGCCAACACCTTCGTGGACGTGGCGCCGGGCAGGACCGAAGACGGGCCGGGTTGGCTCACTCACCCGGTCGACACCGACCGTCTGCGCGACTACTGGACCAAGGGCGAGGGCGCGGCCAAGATCTCCTGGGGCACCAGCGGGGACTTCAACCGCTGCCGCACCCTGCTGGCCGAGTACGTCAAGCCCCAGTACCTCTCCGGCTACTGCGCCAACCGCCACTACGACGCGCTGGGCTTCTGGCCCGGAGAGCACCGCGCCGAGGACTCGGTGGTCTCTTTCGACACCGAGCGGGTCGAGGTCTACACCGGAGAGGCGATCAACTTCGCCGTCGCCGACGTGCCCAAGGCACCGGCCGAGTGGTTCGTCGACCCGGAGTTCGACGACCTGACCCACGTCACGGTCACCGAGGAGGGCCGGGTCTTCGGCCACATCGCCGGGTGGAAGACCTGCCACGGGATGTTCCTGGACCAGTGCGTGCTTCCTCCGCACTCCTCCACCGAGTACGCCCACTTCCTCACCGGCCAGACCCTGACCGACGACGGGCTGATCCGCACCGGCGTCCTCACCGTGGGTGGTCCGCACGCCCCCAAGCGGGCCCGGCTGCGTCCGGCGCAGGCCCACTACGAGGAGACCTCCGCCGCAGTGGCGGACGTCAACGTCGGTGAGGACGCACACGGTATCTGGTGCGCTGGCTGGGTCCGGCCCGGCGCCACGCCCGAGCAGATCATCGCTCTGCGTGCCAGCGACATCTCCGGGGACTGGCGTCACGCCCCCGGCGCGTTCGACCGAGAACTCATCGCTGCGCTGGCGGTCAACGTGGGCGGCTTCAACGTCCCGCGCGTCGCGGCGGCCGTGCACAACGGCGAGGCGATCACCCTCATCGGTGCCGGGATGGTCAAGCACAGCGAGAAGGCCTCGAAGGGCTTCGCCGAGAAGTTCGACCTCGACGCCCTGGCCGAGGTCATCGCCGAGGCGCTGGAGGACCGCGAGAACCGCAAGCGTCGACTGGCGGCGCTGGCCGACAAGGTGAAGGTGGACTGATGGGCTGCAACTGCGGCAAGACCAAGGCGAGCCAGTGGGTGCACATCGCGCCCGACGGCAAGGAGACCACCTACCGCACCGACGTGGAGGCGCGCGCTGCGCAGATCCGCCAGGGCGGGACGTACCGCGCCAAGTAGGCCCACTCTTTATCACCGATAAACTCAGGAGTCCCAATGGCCCGTACTCCCATCGGGACACCCAACTGGGGAGACGATCTCAACGCTGACCTCGATGCCATCGAGGCAACGGCTACTGCCGCCGAGGCCGCTGCGCTGGTCGCTCAGGACTCCGCTGCGAACTCCGCTGCTGACGCTGCCGCCAGTGCCGCTGACGCTGCGCTGATCACCGGGCTCACTGGGGAGGACGCCGCCGTTGCTCTGCTGATCGGCGACACGGGATCAGACACGTACGCCGCGCTCGAAGCGGGGGCGTTCGGTGGCGGCGGATCGTCCGAGCCGGGCTTCACCTACTTCGACTCCTACTCCTGGATGGGCGCCAACAACGACTACGTCACCTCGGGCGGCACTACAGCCACCACCACGACTGGCGTTGTCTCGGCTGGTGCGGCGGTCATCCCCGTGACCTCTGCGACCGGCCTGGTGGTTGGGCTGCCGCTGATCGTGAACAAGGGCACCGTCAACCAGCAGATCGTCTCCATCGCTTCCATCGCCTCGCTCAACGTGACCATCAACGAGACCCTCACCGGTGGACTGGCGAGCGGTGCCGCTGTGTCGCCGCTGTGGCACTCCGACGGCTGGCACCTCACTACCCCCGGCTACGACGCGATGGCGTACTGGATCAGCCGCCACCCCCAGTTGCCCAACCTTGCCGGGAAGAAGATCAGCCTGCTGGGCAACTCCTGGTTCGCCGGTCGCAGCGAGTGGGCCACTCGTATCAACGAGATGTACCCCTCAGCCACCGTGGTCAACGAGGGAGTTGGTGGGAACCGTTCGACCGCACTCCTGGCCCGGTTCGACACCGACGTGGACTCTGACTCCGACTACGTGCTCATCAACGAGCCAGGGGTCAACGACATGATCGACAGTGGCTTCGACCTTGACGCCCGCAGGTCGCTGTCGAACATCGCCCAGATGGCAGCGAAGGCCCGCGCCATCGGAGCGACCCTCCTGGTCACCGGCCCTGTTCCCTTCAAGGACTACCCCAACAAGGCCGTCCTCCTCCAGACGCGTGTCACGGCCGCATCGAGAGGGGACTGGTCGGCAGCCACCTCGGACACCGGCACCGCTGACACCAACACGATGGTGGGCTTCCGTGCGCACCTGGTCGTTCCTACCGGATCCGGGAACACCGGCGTCGGCTACCAGGCCCAGAGCGCCGCCACCACGGGCGCCGGAAACACCGGCGTCGGCCACCTGGCGCAGTCGGCCCTCTCCACCGGCAGCAACAACACAGCGGTCGGGCAGCAGGCACTGATGACCAGCACCAACGGCGCCGGGAACACCGCTGTCGGCAGGAACTCGCTGCGACTGTTGACCTCCGGTCAGGACAACACCGCCGTTGGTGTGTCGGCGCTCGACAAGATCACCACCACTCTGTCCAACACTGCCGTCGGCGAGAACGCCATGCAGGCTGCCACTGCTTCGGCAGACTGTGTCGCCATCGGATCGCGGGCTGGCTACTCCCTCACCACAGGGACTCTGAACACGATGGTCGGTCGACAGGCGGGCTACGCCCCGAACGGCGTGACCGCCAACGCCACTACCACCGCACACCGACAGACCCTCGTCGGCTACAACACCGGCCAGAACAGCACCTCGCAGGTCAACGAGATCACGTGCGTTGGCTACACCGCCCGAGCGAGTGTCGCGAAGGGTACGGCAATCGGCACCAACACGGTCGTCGACCACGCGGCTTCTGTCGCCTTGGGTTCGGACGTCACAACGACCGCCGACAACCAACTGTGCCTGGCTGCGCGTCACATCGAGATCGTGGAGATGACCGCACCAGCCGCACCGGCCACCAACGCTGCGCGGCTGTTCGTCGAGGACAACGGCTCGGGCAAGACCCGGCTCATGGTGCGCTTCGCCACGGGAGCCACAGTCCAACTGGGGATCGAGCCGTGACCGAACTGGAGTCCCTGGCACTCTTGATCGCGGATCTGCACGCCCAAGTGCGCCAACTACAGGCCGAGATCATCAGCCTGCGTGAGCAGTTGCAAGAGAGGGAATGATGGCCCGGACCACCATCGGAACGCCGAACTGGGGCGACGACCTGAACACCGATCTGAACGAGATCGAAGCCCTGGCTGGTGGGGGACGCTCCTTCGCTCTGGACCACGGTGACGTCTCCGGCACGGTCGAGGTCTCCTCGCAGTACGCCTTCCACGAGATGAACCTGGTCGGCACCACCACTATCGTTCCCACCGGTGACCCAGGTGCGTCCATCGCAGTGAAGGTGTTCGGAAGTGCGACCCTCAACTTCACCGGGGTCACCTGGGACACGGTCGAGACCGAGGTTCCGGGCACCTTCATCCTCACCCGCTGGCCAGCCTCGGGCTGGAGGGCCACTGTCGTCGGCGGGTCCACCGAGCCA